GGCATGTGCCGTCATCGCGTGATGCTGGTGTTAAGTTATCAACGACTTTGTGCCAACGCCCAGCCTACGGAAAAGGAAGAAGAGTGGGATCCGGCAATCTGGCTGGAAGAACTGGCTAACCCGGCCCATGCCACCCGCCAACCCCGCCCGGCCGCCTCCAAGCGTGGCTACGGCAGCAGGTGGCAGAGGCTCAGCAAAGCGTACCTCCGCCGGCATCCTTTGTGTGTACGTTGCAAAGCACAGGGACGGTTCACGGCAGCGACTGTGGTCGACCATATCATTCCTCACCGTGGTGATCCGCACCTGATGTGGGATGAAAGCAACTGGCAGGCGTTATGCAAGCCCTGCCATGACCGCAAGACGTGGACGGAAGACCGAAATCCCGTCTATCGGTATTGATTGTGTCTGAAATGCTGCCGGTGGGGGGATAAAAATCGCTAATTGTGAATTTTTTACAGACCGGCGTTCCCTCTCACGCACGAAATTTGGATTTCAAAGGGGGTATTAACCCTAAAAATATGCAACAAGCCGAAACTTACGCAGTTTCGGCTATTTTTCTCTCAAAAGGCAGGTGAAAACAGTGGCAAAAGACGGTACAAGAAGGGGTGGTGCAAGAGTTGGTTCTGGCAGAAAATCCAAGGCGTTAGTTGACAAAATCAATGATGGACAATCTGCATCAGTGCTTGAATTCCCAGAATCTTCTGTTTTGATAGGTGATGATGTTCCGCCAGTAAAGGATTTTATGAAAGCTCAGCAAAAAAACGGAAAAGATTTTCTTGCCGAAGAAATCTATAGTGAAACCTATCGATGGCTAAAAGCAAGAGGATGTGAAAAAGCCGTATACTCCGAACTTGTGATGCAATATGCCATGTCAGTTAGCCGCTGGATTCAGTGCGAAGAAGTAATATCTGAGTATGGATTTCTTGCAAAACATCCAACTACCGGAGCCGCAATTGCTTCTCCGTATGTCTCTATGAGTCAAAGCTACATGAAACAGGTTAATCAGTTGTGGTATCAAATTTTTCAAATTGTACGAGAAAACTGTTCAACAGAATTTTCAGGACTGCCCATTGATGATGCTATGGAAAAACTGCTGACCGCCAGAAAGAGGAACTGATATGGGTTGTGTGTTTAGCAAAAACACAGATGCCGAATTGCACAATGTGACTTTTGATTGTGAGAGTCCTAATTGCCAAAGAAGTATCTATTCCGAAGCAAAAAAATTAATGCAGTCAGAAAAAGTGTATTTCAATCGAGTAGGAAATGGCAAGAAAATACCGACTGTTCTCTCCGCACAGTTTGCAGAAAATCTTGTACAAAGTCGTCAATCCGATATGTGTATTTTAGAACATGGCGAACAAATGGTTGATTTGAGTGTAAGATATACCTCGCAAGCAATAGCTGCATGGAATCAAATAAGAAACATTTTAAAGAGTGGTGAATCAAAATGAACACAACTACAGAATTTCAGCTCGTTGATATCGACAAGTTAGTGCCATACGCCAACAATGCCAGAACGCACAACAAGGAACAGATCCTGAAACTTCGCTCTTCTCTGCGTGAGTTTGGGTTTGTGAATCCGGTTATTATTGATCGGGAATACAATGTGCTGGCTGGTCACGGCAGAATCGAAGCGGCAAAGGCAGAAAATATTTCAGAAGTGCCATGTGTATTTGCCGACCATATGACGGAAGCACAGAAGAAAGCATATATCCTTGCTGACAACCGGATGGCATTGGACGCTGGCTGGAACGAAGAACTGCTGTCCGTTGAAATGCAGGAACTGCAGGAGCTCGGATTCGACTTAGGTCTGACTGGTTTCGATGAATCTGAAATTGCTGACCTTTTCGATATTGACAGTGATGAAGCAAAACAGGATGATTTTGATGTAGATGCAGAACTGGAAAAGCCCTGCAAATCCAAAACAGGTGACATCTGGCATCTTGGAAAGCACACTGTTATCTGCGGTGATTCCACTTTACCGGAAACCTATACAGCACTTCTTGGAGACACAAAAGTAAATCTTGTTTGCACAGACCCGCCGTATCTTGTTAATCTGGAAAGCACGTCAGGCAAAATCAAGAATGATGACCTTGACGATGAAAAAGGATATGCGTTTCTGAAATCTGCATTTGAGAGATTCAAAGATGCCATGGCGAAGGATGCAAGCATTTATGTGTTTTATGCCACCTCCAAGGCACGTGTATTTCATGATGCTTATGAAGATGCAGGCTTCAAGGTCGGTGCAGGACTTGTCTGGAAGAAAGACCGCCTTGTTCTCACCCGAACTGACTGGAAGTATATCCATGAACCGATTATCTGGGGCTGGAGAAAAGACGGAAAGCATATCTGGTATGGTGACCAGAAACAGAAAACGGTATTTGAGTTTGACCGCATTAAAAACAGTAAAAAGGACGGCTGCGGACATCCGTCCAGTAAGCCGGTGCCGCTGATCGCCTATCTGATTTCCCAGTGTACGCAGACAAACGGCATGGTGCTGGATGGATTTCTGGGAAGTGCTTCTACATTAATTGCCTGCGAGCAGCTAAATCGTGTGTGCTTCGGTGTGGAACTGGAACCGAAGTTTGTAGATGTGGCAGTAGAACGTTACATCAAACTGCATGACGGAAATTCCGATGATGTGTATTTGATTCGGGATGGGAAGCGAATGGAATATTCGGAAGTAGAGGTGTCAGATGCATAACCTCACACTTGGCAGCCTCTTTGACGGCAGCGGCGGTTTTCCGCTTGCCGGACTGCTGGCAGGCATTGTGCCTGTCTGGTCTTCTGAAATTGACCCGTTTGCCATTCGGGTGACGGAAAAACGGCTGCCGCAGGTACAACACTTCGGCAATATCAGCGGACTGCATGGTGCAAAGCTGCCGCCTGTGGACATCATCACCTTTGGGAGTCCATGCCAGGATATGAGCATCGCCGGAAAACGAACCGGTCTGAACGGCAGCCGTTCTTCTCTGTTTCACGAAGCAATCCGTATCATCCGAGAAATGAGGTGTGCAAGCAATGGCAAATATCCAAGATACATCGTCTGGGAAAATGTCCCCGGAGCATTTTCCTCCAACGGCGGAGAAGATTTCCGCCGTGTCCTTGAAGCCATCTGTTCGGTCAAAGACAGCAGCATTTCAATTCCTCGACCTGCGGGAAAATGGACAAAAGCCGGAGAGGTTCTGGCAGAATCCTATTCCCTCGCATGGCGAGTTCTTGATGCACAATACTGGGGAGTGCCCCAGCGAAGAAAACGGATCTTTCTTGTCGCAGATTTTGACGGAACAAGTGCCGGAAAAATACTATTTGAGTCCGAAGGCTTGTCAGGGTATTCTGCGGAGAGCCTCCGTGCGTGGCAAAGAACTGCCGGAAGTGCTGCGGACAGCTTTGGAACGGCAGGCTTGTGCTTGTGTGACCAGGGCGGAGAACGCATAGACATTCTGAAAGAACGCACTGCCACCCTTCGGGCAGAAGCCCATCATCCGCCTTGTGTACTGGAAAATCATCCTGCTGACAGCCGTCTTCAGATCTCTGAGAGCGGAAAAGTACAGACACTGACTTCCAGATGCGGAACAGGCGGCGGAAATGTTCCGCTGTTGATGGATACGCCGAAAACGCTGAAGATTCGCTGCGGAAAAGCCGGCGGTGGAAAAGGCAGTTTGATACAGGAAAACAGATCTGCTACGCTGTCCTGCAACAATGACCAGACTGTATTTCAGCCAAAAGCATACGGTATCAGTTCCTTTTCCAGCAATGCCATGCTTTCCGGTAATCCGCACAGTGGCATTTATGAGGCAGATACTGCCCGTACTTTGGACACCAGCGATCAGTCACCAGCCAAAAATCAAGGCGGTATTGCTGTGCTGGAAAGTTATGCTTTGCAGGGTTCAATGATCGGTCGGTCTGACCAAAACGGACCGCAGGGCGGCGGTGTCAACAAAGAGGTCGCTTTCACTTTGAATGCTACCGACCATCATGCAGTGTATGCTGCTTCTACGGGAAATTTCAGCGGTGCATTTCGGGAAACGACCCCTACACTGCTGGCACGGGACCACAAAGACCCCAGCATCGTTTCCAGCGGTTATGCGGTTCGCAGACTGACACCGCAGGAATGTGCAAGACTGCAGGGATTTCCGGATCAATGGTGCAGTGACCTGGCATCGGAAAATCCCACAGAAGAAGAGATCGACCGATGGGCAGCTATTTTTGAAGAATACCAAAAAGCGGTAAAACCGGAGAGCCGTCCCAAAAGCCGAAAGATGGTACAGAAATGGCTGCAAGATCCATATCGTGATGCAGCAGAGTATCGCCTTTGGGGGAATGGCATTTGTCTGAATGTAGCTGTTTTTGTGCTTGCCGGAATCGTCTGGGCAGATTTGTGATCTGTTACAAATGATCGCCGAAACATTCTACACATCTCACAGTTGCTATCTGTGGGAAACAGAGTTAATATGTGTCATGGCGAAAGCAAAAACGCCGAAAGAAAGGAGTTTTTCACATGACCATTGCTTATCACAGTCAAAATCGAAAGGAACTGGTGAAAGCCATCAGTGAGATTATCGGCATTCCGGCAGTATATCAATTCATGCCCACCTGTGCCTACAAAATCGGTGAATGCTACACCGTTACCAAGTCCGGGGATCTGGAAATCAGTGACCAAGCCGACCATAAGGAAACAGAACGGCTTCTTGCCGAACTGGCAAATCGGGGCTATGTTGTTCCAGACACATCAGAACCGGAATCTAAAGGCTTGACTGTGCAGATGCCAGCCGATTTCTTCACGGAGCATACGCTCGGCAATCTCCGACAGATCTGCGAAAACAAGGCTGCCCTTTTTCAGGCAGCTTTTCAAACCGACTGTTTGGACATCATTCCGTCTGATGAAAAGGTGGAATTCCCGTGGTTCACGGTCGAACAGGATGGTGATGCAGATGCCTACTGTACTTTCATTTCCATGCTCTGCGAATTTGCCAAGAACCAGAGCCGCATTAACCGCAAGCCGGACACCTCCGACAATCCCAAGTACACCATGCGGTGTTTCCTGATTCGTCTGGGAATGGTGGGTGCAGAATTCAAGGCAGCAAGAAAAGTCATTCTTCGCAATCTCACAGGCAATTCCGCATTCAGAAAGGTTGGTGATACTGATGCAGTTTCCGAGTGAATCATATTTGGAACAGCTGCGAAAAAAGTACCCTGTCGGAACGAAATTACAGCTGATTTCTATGCGGAATGAAACGTATCCGATTCTTCCCGGAACAGTTGGTGTGGTCACGCACATTGATGATGCGGGCAGTATTCATATGCGGTGGGAAAACGGTTCTTCCCTTGCTCTGATTCCCGAAATCGACAGTTTCCAGACCGTATCCAAGGCGAAAAAATAAGGCGGAACCTCCTCCATTATACAGTATGTTACCATACAATCGCAAGGATTGCAAGGGTGTATTCTACACAATCTTTTGACCGCATTTTCTGTAGATTTAGCCACTTGCTATCTCCTCTGTTTAGAGTTAATATGGGTACAACGAAAGGGGTGCGGGTGTCCGGTGGACACCTCTGCAAAGCAGAAGAGCCGAGACAAAGCCCGAAATTACGGAGGAAAACATTATGAACGTTAAAACAGAAAGACAGATTGAAAACCTGAAAAAGCAGACCATCGGCGTGGAGATTGAGATGAACCACATCACCAGAGAACGAGCTGCCAGACTTGCCGCCGACCATTTCGGCACGGGCAGATACGAATACACCGCCAGCCGAAACGGCTACAGTACTTGGTCGGCGTGGGATGCACAGGGCAGAGAATGGAAATTTCAAAAGGACGTCAGCATTGCAGGATGCGATGCCGAAAAGTGCGAACTGGTTACGCCGATTCTTCACTA